CCCTTGGTTATCTGTGCGTGCATCCAATTAATACTTCTTAACTCGTTCATGTATTCATCAGCCCAGTTTCGTGTAAGGGAAAGATACTGCTTTGGTTGTCGCTCGATTCCGTCAAAGCCCTTTGTAGGATATGCATACGGATAACAGCGTCTGAGATGTCCGACAATTGAATGATATAGTGTACTGCTTTTGTGATAAAAAAAAACCGACAATCTATATCCTCTTGCCATATTTTAATCTTCTGAGCGTTTAATGAGGGTTTATAAACATGCGGGTCTTCATCAGGAAGCAATGCGAATACGCACGCTATATCCATCAGTAACGCCTCGTCTGGGATGTCGGCAACACGCTTCTTTAACTGGTCAAACTTCGAGTAGGCATTGATAATGCTACCCGTATTTAAGTCGGCTTCGATTTCCTCGAATGCCTTGACGAGTCGATTGCCTGTCAATCCCATTGATGCCCTATTAACGGCAAGGTCGGCAGGTATAACTCGTTCGGCTGGTACGTTGAGCCAATCGGTAATCATTGACCAATTCGTGCCGTCAGTGGATGTGTAGATGTTGGAGGTTATCATGATTGAATTTAATTATTACACGTCAGCAAACTTACCCATTTTTGCGAATCTATCCAAAAACTGCCTGTGAAATGTCCACAAGTAGTATTCGAGGCAATCGAATAAGTGACCCGTTAAATTATCGGGTGGCTTCTTCTCTGCACCATCGCCACGCTGAACCAACTCCAAATCTTGAATGAGGTATTTGCACTGGTTGCTTATTTGAATGTCGCCATGCTTGGATAGAAGCGAATTGAGCAGTACGATATAATCAGTGCTGTGCGGATTGGCTGACAATAGCCGTATCTGCCCATCGGATAATTTCAGGTAGCCTTTAATAAGTTTCCAATTCGTCATACCCTTTTGGTGGGCAGTCCGATTCCTTCCAGATGCATCGCCTGTGAAAATTAGGCGGTGATGATTCGGGTAGCGTGTAGATATGCGCTGGCACAACTCCGATACGTCCGAATTGATTAATCGCTCTTCGCCAATGATGCGTATCGTCTTACGGTCGGGTGTGTGCTGAGCATAAACGCACGTCATAGGTGACACGTTGAAGTCAATACTAACATACACAGGCAGGTTTGCAAACTCGGTAAAATCGCCTACATGAACCTTGCGTGTAAAGGCATAGGCATAAATAGAACTCTGAGCAGTTATAAGATGCGCCAATACTTCACGCTTGAATGTCTGCGGGTCTAAGGTCGCTTCTAACTGCTCAATGTAGCCATCAGGCAGGTTGTGTTTATTTACATAACTTTCTGCCTGAACGATTGCAATGCGATTCGATTCCGTTTGGCTTGCTTCCTTTAGTTCCAAATAATACTTCACGTTATCGGGTGGGGTGGTGGCGGTTAGGATTTTGTGTGTCAATCCCAGTCGCTTAAACGTCTGCCCACGAAGCCTCGCACGCAACCTACCTAATGCAAATTCAAAGTTGCGGATGTCACGTGTTTCATCGCATACGATAGCATCCCATTCTGACCCGTTTACGGTGTTGTAATTGTCGAGTGAAGTCAGTACGCCATAACTGCCCCACCTGAATGTAATGACGTTCTCTGAGCCGATTCGGCTGTATGGTTTAACGCCTTTCATTTGCTTATTGATAACGTAATCCACATCAGGACGCAATCCCATCTGCGCCCATGCTGATTCAATGCCGGGCAGTGTGGCGGTCTTCATCATCGGTACGGTTGGTGCGCAAATCAAAACTCGTGCGTTCGGGATGGAAAGGAAAGGAAGCGAAGCCATGCCCAACATGAATGTTTTACCAACGCCTACACCCGTAACCATGTGAACTTCTTTGGCTTCGGTATGATGGAGTAGGTAGTATGCTTGTTGCTGTGCTTCGTTTAGGGTGGTCAAAACAATCTTAGTTGAGATTTGAAGTCGTGAAAGCGTCTGTTTTGTTTATCGAAATACTCAGGGTCAATTTCGAATCCAACAAAATTAAAACCGCCTTTGTACGATGCAATCCGACTGCTTCCTGAGCCTAAATGGGTGTCAAGGATTAGGTCGGTTGGCTTGGCGTATTTTGATAAAATCCAACTATACAAGCCTACGGGCTTTTGAGTGGGGTGGATGCGATGTTCTTTGTTTTTCATATCCTGCTGTAATAAACCATTCCACCTGTATTTGTATAACCTGACTGCTTTTTTAAAGGATGTCCAAGCTAATTCAGCATCAGCAAAGTCGCTGTTGCCATTATCTTTATCCCACACAATCCAACAACTGCTATCATAAGGCATACGACTAATATAATGGTTTGCACCAAATATTATTTGATTTTTACTTACCCTAAACAACTCTTTAAAATAATTCTCATTGGGTGGCTCTTTATCCCAGTTTTTTATTCCATAATCTTTAGAGTAGGTTATTTTTTTTGACTTTGAATTTCCTTTGCCAAACCCTTTATTTCTACTATTGTTTTTGCCGTTTGCCTCATCTAATCCATACGGTGGGTCAACTATTGCCAAGTCAAAATGATTGTCAGCATATCGCTTCATTCCTGAAACGCAATCTTCTAAATATACCTCAGATGTCGGGTTTAATTCGGTCATCAGTAATTCGATGCAATCCAATCATCACAACTTGCGACACGTGCGTACACATTGCCTGCGCCTTTCGATAGCGAGAATGTTGAATTGGTTACTGGGTCGTGCTTAGTTACGATTATTTGAACCGTATCGCACATTTCCATGAGTTCGGACACCTTGCGGTCAATCATGGAATCAATTATGTCTTTTTCGGTTTCGGTCATTTTTTTAGTTTATCAATCGCTTCCTGACTAATGTTTACGGTGATGTTGGGCGGTTGGTAGGTTTCATCCTGTTTCGATTCGACTTCAATGCGCTCACCGTAATGTCGTGGTGCTTTTTTCGATGCACGCCATTTATAAAATTGAGCCAATTCACGTGCCCTTGTCACCTCAGTCATTGTGCCATCGGCTTCAATTAAAACCTGCTCTGCCTTGTCGGAATCGGTATCAGCACTGAATTGGCGTGCCTCCTTGATACGTGCGGAATGTTCGGGTAGGTGGATGAAATCGAAGAAAACGGTTAAACTCATACCGTATTTGCTTGCCATTTCTCTGTAACTCATGCAGTTAAGTATATCCTCAACTACTTCGGATATGTCAGGACGTGGTATTTTAGTAGGCTTTGCCATGCCTCAAATTTACGAAATAAAACTATACCGCGCACACTGCAATGATAACTTGTTTATTTTCAATACGTTCCATTTTCTTACGTAGGATAGTTCATTGATTATCAGGCAGTTTGGGATGGCGTAACTTGAAGATTTTTTCATCTTACGTCCATAACCCCACTGAAAATCAATAGAATATAAGTATAAAATAAGATAGTATAAGATATATTTACTTTTAGAGGGATATTGAAATTTTTTTTTACGAAAATTTATTTTTTTTTTCTCTTAGAAAGTTGACTTTTGTTAAAAAATCCCCATCATCTTACGTAAAGCAGTATAAAGCATTGAAAAACAGTTACGTTACGGGCGTAGGATAGATAAAACACTATCTTACTCCATCCTACATATCCCCCACATTTACTATCTTTGTGCATGGAAAAGACCGAAAGTAAAATTCAGCAGGACGCGATTATGGGAATCTGGAACAAATTACCCGAAACGCGCTTGTGTTTGTTCCACGTTCCCAACGGTATGTTCTCAAATGCCCGTGAAGGTGCTAAATTTAAGGCACAAGGCGTTATCGCAGGCGTTCCCGACCTCGTATTCATCTGGGCGGGTAAAACGCATTACATCGAAGTTAAAACGGCAAAGGGGAATTTAAGCCCGCAACAAAAAGCCCTGCATCAGAAATGGGCTGAGCAGGGCGTAATTGTAAATGTGTGCAGGAGTTCGGAAGAAATTATTGCGATTGTTGCCGAATTGGTACAACAAAGTAAACCTGACGCGAACTGCAACCGGGCTTCTTCTCCGTGCCCTTGTTAAATGACAATCGGTTCAAGCATCTGCCAATCCCAACGGCTGACACGCGTATTTGCGTGCGCGATTGAATCTGACTTGCTATTTCGGTCGCGGTAAG